ATTGAAGAATAATGCCTAGAAAAAAACTTACACCAAAAGAATTTTCTGAAATATCAGCAGGTGTAAGACTATCAAGCCACGAAAAAATATGTGCAGAAAGAATGAAAGTTCTGCATGAAAGTATAAATGAATTAAAGAAGGAAGTTAAAAGTTTAAGACAAGATGTTTCTAAAGGTAAAGGCATGGTTCAAGTGCTAGTATTTTTAGGAACAATAGTTGCAGGTGTTATTGGTTTCTTTCAATACAGATAGGAATTAATAATGTTTAAAATAACCGCAGTAATTTGCGTATTAGCAGTACATGGTCAAAATTTATGTCTTACAGGAGACATACCTTTAACTAAACCAGTTGATAATAAGCAAATGTGTTTAAACACAATAAAAAATATAGCTATTTCGGTAGATGAAGAATTTAAGAACAGAGGCATTCTTTTAGAGATGTCCTGTAAACAAATAGGAGAACAAATATGATAATATATGGAAACAGTTTAACTACATGGAAAAATAAAGCAAAGATATATTGGCAAAATACAGATAAAAAACTTTTTGTATTATTTGTAATTTGGTCAGCAATACTATGGGCTTTGTAAGATGTGGTTCAGTGCAATTAAACTAGCTATAAATGCAGGTAGCCACATTTATAAAAAGAAACAAGAAACAAAAATGATGATGGCTAACGCCCAAGCCAAACATGCTGAAAAAATGGCTAGTGGTGAATTAGAATATTCAGGTAAATTATTAGAAGCTAGACAATCAGATTGGAAAGACGAGGCGGTTCTCATAATTCTCACTTTGCCAATTTTGGTGATTGCATGGGGTGTATTTTCAGATGACCCTAACGCTTCTCAAAAAATAAAAATGTTCTTTGACCAATTCCAACAGCTTCCTTCATGGTTCACAAATTTGTGGATTTTGGTAGTCGCAAGTATTTATGGAATAAAGGGTACACAAATATTTAAAGGTAAAAAATGATAGATAGAATTGCGTTTTTTATTTTTGGTTTACTAGATAAATTTTCAGAACATTTAGACAAAGTGTTCTTTCCAAAAAAATGTAAATGTAAAAACAAAGAAAAGTGTCAGTGTAAATGAAAGTATCAGAAAATACATCTATAAGTATGCCAATGAAGAACCTTATTAGCATAGTTATTGCTGTTGCAATAGGTGTTTGGGCGTATTTTGGTGTCGTTGAGACCCTTAATAAGCACTCTACAAAATTAGAGTTAATGGAAAAAGATTTAGAGGCAAACTCTGAATTTAGAATTAAATACCCTAGAGGAGAATTAGGTCAATCAAGTGGGGAAGCCGAGCTTTTTATGCTTGTGGAACACATGAGTGGTTTAATTGAGGGTATGGAAGAAGAATTAAAAAACATGAGAAACAATAAAGTAAATATTGATTTCTTAAAAGAACAAGTTTCAAAACTACAGATAGATGTAGAAAAATTAATCAGAAATGGCAATGGAACACACTGATGCCAAGACCTGTTCGCAAATTAATTGTAAGACTACGAATGTGGTATGCGGACATTAGAGGTCATCATGGCAAAAGGTGGAACTATGAGCCATCAGAACATTACATGGGGAGAAATAAACACAAATGGTTGAAGTAGTTTTTGCTCTACTTTTAATAGTAGACCACGAAATCAAGGAGCATAGAATACAAGATAGTTTATCAAAATGCTTAAAAGCTAAAAGATACGCTATGAAAGACAAAGCACCTGCTGATAGAGTGGTTTATAAGTGTATTAAATCTAAAGCCAATATAGAAATTTATATGGGTGAAAAGAAAATTACCTCATTAATATTAGAATAACACAGTGGCTAAAGCACCGAAGTGGGGAGAAAATAATTATGTTAAAGACAAACCCAGAAAACGAAAAGGAAGACACACAAAGTCTCCAAATAAACGAAACGACAAGAAAAAATACAGAGGACAAGGTCGTTAAACCAGAATTAGGTACGATTATAAAAGAGTTACCACAATTATTAGTAACTCATGCTTATAAAAAGCTAAAATCAGGCGAAGAACTAACAGCATCAGAAATGAAAGTCTGTTTAGAAGTTTGTAAAACTTATAGTTCAGAACCTTTAGAGAAAAAAGAAGAAAATATTTTAGATACAGTACCATTTGATGATGGACAAAAGAATTAAAAACTTTAAAAATTTTTTGTATTTGTGTTGGAAGCATTTATCATTGCCTGACCCAACACCAGTACAATACGATATTGCTGACTATTTACAGTCAAACGAAAAGAGACTTGTAATAGAAGCGTTTAGAGGTGTAGGTAAGTCTTGGATTACTTCAGCTTTTGTCTGTCATCAGTTATTACTTAATCCTCAAAAAAATATTTTGGTGGTCTCTGCGTCTAAAACTAGAGCAGATGACTTTTCTACGTTTACACAAAGACTAATAAGTGAAATGCCTTTGTTACAACACTTGATACCTAGAGATAATCAAAGACATTCAAAAGTATCATTTGATGTAGCACCTGCAAAAGCCTCACATGCACCATCAGTTAAATCTATGGGTATTACAGGGCAGTTAACAGGGTCTAGGGCTGATATTATCATTGCAGATGACGTAGAGAGTGCCAATAACTCACAAACGCAGTTAATGCGTGATAGACTATCAGAAACAGTCAAAGAATTTGATGCCATTATTAAACCTAATACTGGACGTATTATATTTCTAGGAACACCTCAAAATGAGATGTCTCTATACAATACATTAGAAGAAAGAGGGTTTAAGACAAAAATATGGACTGCATTAGTACCTAACAAGACACAAAGAATAAGTTATGGACATAAACTTGCAGATATAATTCAAGGGGACGAAGGTAAACCCACAGACCCTAAAAGATTTGACGAAATAGACCTTATGGAAAGATTATCTTCGTATGGTCGTTCAGGTTTTAACTTACAGTTTATGTTAGACACAAGTTTGTCTGACCAAAACAGATACCCACTTAAATTAAACGATTTAATTGTAGCTTCAGGCTGTTCTACATGGAAAGAAGCTCCTGCGAAGATACAATGGGCTTCAGGCACACAGCAAATGAAGGATATAGACCCTGATATTCCTAATGTGGGACTTAAAGGGGATTATTGGGTAGCTCCTTTGATGATGTCTGAAGAATATACTAAATTTGAAGGCACAGTTATGTCTATTGACCCATCAGGTCGTGGAGAAGACAAAACAGCGTATGCGGTGCTTAAAATGCTTCATGGAGTGCTTTATTTGACTGCTATAGGCTCACTAGATGGTGGATATAGCGAAGAAACTATGGCTAGATTATCTCATATTGCTAGAAAGCATGATGTAAACTATGTGGTCATAGAGAGTAACTTTGGTGATGGTATGGCAACCCAGTTGTTAAAACCAGTTATGGCAAAGATACACCCATGCGAGATAGAAGAAGTTAGACATAACATACAAAAAGAAAAAAGAATTATAGACACCCTAGAACCACTTATGAATAGTCATAGGTTAGTTGTAGATGATGTCTTAATACACGAAGACTTTAAGAACGAACCTGACCATCAGTTGTTTAGACAAATGACAAGACTGACCAGAGACAAGGGTAGTTTAAGGCATGATGATGCCATAGACGCACTTGCAATGGCGGCTAAATACTGGGTGGACAGAATAGATAGAGACCAAACCTTATCTTACAATCAACACAAAGAGGAACTCTTGGATAGGGAATTGGAAAGATTTATGGAACATTCAATAGGAAGGAAACAAGGAAAAGAAAGATGGATATAGAACAAACTAAAGAAGCTATTAAGAAAGAGGAAGGTTTCAGAATGGAGACCTACCACTGTACTGAAGGACACCTAACAGGTGGATATGGACACAAGATGCTAGAAGGCGAAGTACCACCTACAGATAAAGCAGGTTGGGACAAGTTATTTGAAAGAGACTTTGCTAAAGCGGTAACTGGTGCAGACGAAGTATTAAAAGATTGCCCTGCTGATTTACATGAAACTGCAAGAAATCTTGTGGTGGAGATGTGTTATCAAATGGGTCAATTCGGTGTATCTAAATTTAAGGGTATGCTTAAAGCATTATCAGAAAAAGATTACAAACAAGCGTCAGTAGAAATGTTAGACAGCAGGTGGGCTAAACAGACACCTAATAGAGCTAACAGAATGGCTGAACGAATGGCGAATATTTAGTAGAAAAATCTGTGGGGGTATACGTCATAACGAAAACCTAGATTTCCCCCACACGCCTGACGTGCAGGGCTTCAAAATCGTTATTTTTCAAGTATATCGCCACGTCCTCGCCTGTATATACGCAAGGGAGTTCCTATCCTTTGCACACATGGGCGGACTTTTTTTATTTTTGCGTGTGTGAGAGATAGTCTGTTTTTTTGCTTTCTCTTTATCTATCACGCACAGGCACACGCAAAGCACCACAACAAGCACCAC